CGCTGCCAGTAAAACGTTTCAACAGTACCCGCCGTCGTGGGGTCGTCCCCAGAAACGTAAACGTACAAGTACTTCTCGTCTGTCTTGTACCACAGGTCGTTGAGATGCTCGTTTTTAAGCGCGTCAGTATCCCACGGGGTAGATGGGTCTGTGGTGCCGTAGTGCTGTTCAATCTTTCCGTCGATTAAGTTCGCTAGAGCGGTTGCTAATTCGCCGTATGCAACTTCGTTTAGTGTGGCTAACGCACCCTGCCCTTCAAAACCAGCAGCAGTGTTATCCGCCGTAGTATCCGCAGCGACTTGCCAGTCGTTTTCCGCGAACACGTATGTATTTTCATCAGTAGATGCCGGTTTAGCTGTTATACAACGCCACAGGCCGAGACCCGACGCCCCGGTGCCCCTGTCCCATAGATCGCCTATATCGTAGGGGGGTACAGGTTCTGCAACAAAAACCCGTCTTTTGCCGTCAGCAGTGTCCTGAGCCGTCGCTGCATTGGCAAAAGCATCAATCGCCGTCTGGTCTGTAATCTGCTGCCATTCGTAAGCAGTGCCGTTGTAGTGGTAACGCCTTAGAACATTGGCGTCGGTCTGCCACCAAAGGTCGCCTAGGTGCAGGTTCTTCTCTGCGGTGCCCTCCCAGTCGTCGGAAGGGTCGTTAGCTGCTACGTCAAAAAAGGTCTCGACTTTACCGTCAATCCGTCCAGCCAACCCACTCTCTAGGTTTGAGTAAGCTACCGTACTTAACGTGGCGAGCGCCCCTTGATCCGTAATCGACCCCGCAGTGTTGTTACCGGTTAAATCAGCGACGACAGTCCAGTCACCGCCCGCAAAGCTACCGTCTTCTGGTTTGGCTGTCTCGCAGCGGTAAATACCCGTCGTCGGCCCACGGTCCCACAAGTCGCCTCGGTCGTAAGGTGGCACTGGCTCGTCAATAAACACGCGCCGTTTACCATCGGCTGTGTCTTGCGCAGTAGCCGCGTTATCGAAAGCATCAAGGGCTTTCTGGTCGGTAATCTGTTCCCAGCTATATGTAGAACTCGCGTACTTGTACCGGTGCAGCGTGTTTGTGTCGGTCTGCCACCAGATGTCTCCAAGATGGAGGGTTTTGGTGTCATTGTCTGTCCACGCACTGGACGGGTCTGAAGTGCTAGGTTCAAACCAAGATTCAATCTTTCCGTCGATTTTACCGGCTAGGCCACTGACTAGGTCTTCCTCACGGACTGCATCTAGCGACGCAAGCGCACCTGCGTCTTCTAAGTCAGATAAGCTGATTTCACTAAACGCCGCTAGCGTACCAAGTCCTTGTATGTTTGATATGCTCAGCGGTGTCCCCGAAGACAGGATCACGTTGCCGTCTGCGTCTTTGATAGATAGCCCGCGAGAGTCGATCATCGCGGCGGTAATCATGCCTGCTTCAATACGTGCAGCGTCTAGGAATCCTGTGGTGATCTTACCCGCGTCGAGATTGGCAATCTTTGCGTCATCAATAGCCGCGTTACCAATCTTGGCGTTCGTTATAGTTCCGTTCGCGATATAGGCGTCTTGCATGTAGACGCCAGTGGGTACTGTTTCGCCGTTAATAGTTGTTGGCGTAGTCCGTACGATAAAAGGCAGCGCTTGCGGGGTCGTAGTCCAATTAGCGCCGTCGTAGTACTTCGTTACATTTTCCTCCCCACTGGTATCCACCCACACGAACCCCTCAAAAAGATCGGCTGTTGGGGCGGTGGACGAGTTTACGGCAGGTGGTGCTAACCAAAAAGCGTCTGCCCTAACACCAAACTCAGAAGTAGGAGTACTATTATTCGCAGTTGAGATAAGTCCATACCCGGATATATGCCCAGCCACGTCAATCTTTACAGTATTTTTCGCAGTAATTTCACCGTCGGCAGCAACTCGCGCTGAAGTTTCAACCTGAACCGCCGCCGTTATATCGTCACCAAGGGTGGCTTGGGCAGTAAGGATGTCTTGTGCTAAGGCTTCGTCTTCGTTGGCTCGAGCAGTCTGTTCCGCCTGTAACGCCGAGCTAAGGGTGGTATTGTTACTACTCACCGTGGCAGTTAAGTTAGTGATGGCATTTGCGTTAGATGAAATATCGCTCGTAGCGGTGCTCAGGGTTTGGTTAACCGTCGCAAGGCTACTGTTCGTGTTCGACACCAGTGTGGTTATATCTTGCGCGAGCGCTTCGTCTTCAGTAATTCGCGCAGTTTTCTCTGAGCGTATAGCGGAGAACCAGTCGGCAAAGCCGAAGTCCATAGCCTCAACCCAGTTCGTGCCGTCAAAACGATACATACGGTTGGACCGGACAACGTAATCACCCTCGATATAGTCCTCTGCGTACGTGACATCTGTGTCGATCCACATGTCGCCTTCGTTGAGAGGCTGGTCAGCAGTTCCTGTAGGTTCTTCTGCTTGGTAAAAAGTACGGGTTTTTGTGTTAACAAACGCGGAGACGGTACTAATACTTTGGCCTAGTGCAGTATCTGCATCGGCGCGAGCGGTACGCTCTTCAAAAACCAAGCCTTGGGATACAAGCGCTAGATCGGTGCCTTCATATGCCCCGCGCATCTGAGCAGCAAGGGCGTTTGTTGACTGAACCTGCGAGGTGTCTGCGTTCGTTAAAACAGTAATCTGGTTTGTGTGCGCCGCTACAGCATCGCCAATTGTGGAATACTCACCGATCTCGTCCCACTTTGTGTCGTCGCTGCTAGGTATAACATTCGTACTTGCTACTAGGGCCGCATACAAAAAGCCGTTATAAACAACTTGGTCTCCAACAGCGTAAGTGGTTGTAGAGTCCCACTCGGGCAGGTTTAGCAGTTCGTTGACCTGACCTTGCACAGCAGCAAGTCGGGCCGCTACGGAGCCTGCAAGACTCTCACCGCCGTCGATCAAATCAATACGGTTACTCAACGCAGTCGCTAATTGCCCTTCAGCAATTTGTCCTGACAACAAGCTAATCAGATGCGCGGGGTCAGTTGCCGTGTCTCCACGTGTGCCGTCGACCAAGTTAAACGGACCGGCCAGCCCTTCGACGTTTACAAAACGCGCCCAATACCAGCGAGACGCCCCGCCGCCGATGTTATGTACCCACACAGAACCGGGAGCCATACCAACAAGAATCGCTTCCCCAATGTCGGGGTACTCTTCGGGGGTAGCCTCCGCTTGCTCGGTAGTTTGTACAGCAGCCCAAATCTCTGTGTACGCGTGGCCTTGGTACGGAGCCTTATCCCACGTGACAATGATATTCATCAACGCGCCGTCGGCGTCGAGATTCAGAGGGGCCGGAGGCGTAGCATATTGAGTGCCGCCTGTTGTGGTGCTGAGGTTTCCGCCGGTGTACTGAGCCAAGCCTGCGGCGATCAATTTACGCGCAGTGATTATCTCGTCTAAACCAACGCCGTCGATATTTTCACGGACACGGTCGAGGTACTGCCGTAGGTCGCGAGGAATATCACTGGTTACTGTGGGTAAACTAGGCATTCGCAAGCTCCGACATTGAATTAGCCATGGCTATGGAAAAGACTTCAACTGAGCCTTCTACCTGAAGCTCCCAGTCGCGTCCCCTCTTGGCAGGCAAACGAAACGGGGTTCTGGACTGAACGGTTTGGGTGTGTACCAAGGTTCCGTCCGCATAGAACTTCATTGTCATGGGGTACGACTCGGCCTCTAGCTGCCCGCAAGCAAAGCTAATATCTGTAGGCATGGTGAACTTCTTCGAACGCCATATGTATGACTTAGCCGCGCCATCCTGCCAAACCTTTAAGGACTTATCTGCAAAGGTCAGAAACAGCTTATCGCGCTGGATGTCTTGGAACCCAGCAGTGGCGTACATGTCGTGCAGGATAAACTGACGACTGGTTATGTCGAAGATAAAGCCGCCCTGCGTTGTGTCGTTATCGAAAAACGCGATGTACTGGTTGTCTTGTTGGTATGAGTGGATCGTTTCAGGCTTAAAGTACGCCTGCCACTGGCGAAAACTAAAGTACTGGTCAGTGATAATCTTAGAGCCGCCGGGGGATAAAAGCATTAAGCCATCAGGAGCCGCGTATATTACGCCGCCGCCAAAGCTAACGATGCTTTCTTTAGACACGCAGGCTTGCTCAAGATCAGACTTAACAACAGCCATATTGCTGGGGTGAGACCCCTGCACAAAGTACGGGTTGCCAGTAGTCAGAACCGCCAGTGTGGTGTCCATCCGGCCTAAACCAACAATGGGGTAATCAACCGTTAGAATGTAGTTTTCAGGCCACGCGTGCGGTCGGTAAGGTTCGCAGAAGTACAAGTCTCTACCCACGAAACCGGCCATCATACCGTTGGGTAAGTTAATAAGTCCTTTCAGCGCAGCGGGCGGCTCTGCCCAGTACAAAGATGGGATTTCTTCGGACAGGTCGTCAGGGTCTACATCATCAGAAAACGTGCTCTGCGCCACAGGGATTTCATCGACCAATAGGAAAACGCCCGATGTAGAACGGTAAATTCTTTTGTGGGTAACGATGTAGCCAGACCCCGGAACAGACGCAAAATTACTTAAAGTAACTGTCTGAGATGTTCTCACATCAACTGAAGTCGACGCAGGCGCAGGCGCGGACTCTATCTCACGACCGGCTTCTTTGTTTACAAACGTGTACGTGTAAACTCTTGTCTCGACAGTCTCTGTGTCATCCACGGCTCCGGCTACAACGGCTGATGCCGCACTCGTAGGTGATGGAAGCCCTAAAGGTCGAGACGCAGCGGGGTAGTTTGTACCAGACAAAGCGATGCCCGAGTGTGTGGCTTTAGGTGCGCCGTCGCCTGTAAAGAACGTCCATTCGGACGTGTCCCCTGCAATCTGGCTGCGGCAAACATCTACTTCGGCAGGCCAGTGAAACCAATGCTGCGTGTCAGAAATGTTATCCTGACCGTACCGATAGATGGTCTTGATCGTGCCTGATTTTTCAAGCGTAAGAAGCGAGCTACCCATATCGAGGATGGGTTGGATGCTACCAGCGAACACCGGGCAATTAAGCGCTGTCTGCGCTTGGCTATCTTTCAAATAGCGCGGTGGTATCTTGGGCGCTATACCGCCAAAAGATTTTACTGCGACAACTGCCATGTGTTAACTCCTAAACAGGTTACGCGACCATTGCTTTGTAGGTCTTTGGGCCTACTATGCCGTCAGGCGTAAGGTTATTGTTGCCTTGCCAAGCAATCACAGCAGCTTCGGTCAGTTTACCGAATATGCCATCGGCGTCTTGGTTTAGCGCTTGTTGGACCTTCTTCACCTCCTCGCCAGTAGAGCCAACCTTGAGTAAAACTGGCACTGGTTTGGGTTCGTAAGCCCCTCCGAGGATTTCTAGTGCACGCTCGTAGTGGTGTTTGCGGTCTTCAAGACCGATATAACCGCCGTTGATACGTTTAGTTGCCCCGCGTATATCTTGTTGATCTGCGTACGTGTTAACACTATTGCACTGCCAAAACCAACAAGCACTTTCAAGTGCACCCGTTTTCGTCTGTAGATACTCTAGCGTGTCCTCTAAGGTTTTTCCAATGCTAGATGCGAATGCGGACTGGTTATTTTTGCCGGTGAGTTGGATGACTCCAAATCCTCGGTGTTTCCAACCGTCTCCGGACTCAGTATCGCCGTTACCCATGCGACTAGCATAGACGATATTAGCAATGCGCTCAGGTTGACGATGGTAATCGTCTGCGTTCCTACCCGCGTTCTTGAAGTATTTCGGGAATACTGCATCTAAAGCCTTTGCGCTGTAGTTGAGGTTTTCTTCGAGAACACTGAAATTGCGGCTTTCGTGGCCACACTGTGCAAAGAACATCGCCACGCGGTCGGGCGTGTCAATCTCGTACTTGGGCAAAATGTCTTGAACCGGCTGAACCCAATCGGCCCATTCTTTGTTACCATGGAGCAAATGCTCAAGTTGTTGTTCAGTTACTAGCATCAGTTACTCCTGTTTCTGGGATGCGCCGAAATAAAAACTAATCACGGCGCTAACTAACCCGCCCAAATAACCGAGCACGAGGTTGATAAGCTCCATCGAGTTTTGCTCTGGCGGCATGATCGTTACCATCGCGATGTACGAGCAGAAGAAGACGATCATAATTATGCCGATCAACTTCGCCGTCCAATCTTTCGCAAAATGCTTACGCGCATCCTGCTTATCTTGTGTCTCAAGGGCAAACAGGTCGACGTCGAGTTCTTTCATCTTGGCTTCAAACTCAAGTTCAGATTCTTTAATCTTCGCAAGGTCTGCTGGCGTTGCGTGCTGAACTGCCTTCTCGATTGCCTTGGGGTTGTTTTCGCAACCTAGAGCGTCCGCAATCATGGACGCCGCTGCGCCACCGAGTGGGCCTCCTAGGGCGGTTCCTAGCGTCGGAGCGACTGCTCCAACCACACCTTTTATAACGTCAAACATACTGATTTACTCCTTCTTAGCTTGGTAAGCGTTAGCGCCAAAAAAGGCACCGAGGATTAGACTGGTTGCGGGGAAGTAGATAGTAGCCATCGACCCCAAGATGTCAGCCGCAGCCGTAAGCCCGAGGTAACTCGCTAGGATTACGAAGAAGGGATACCCCAACATGCCCGCGAGAACCCACCAGATCATCTTCCTAGACTGATCGCGCTGAGCGTTATCATCCTCAATGCGCATACGGCGATCAGCAAGCATCATCTCCCGCTCTTCAGGATCGAGCTTGCCGTTGCCGTTCATATCGTATTCTTCAGCGCCCATTATTTCTTGCCCATACAGCGGCCAGCCTTCTTGCACTTGGCTGGAGACTTACAACTTCGGCACGTTTTGAAAGGCGCTTTCTTAGCTGGGCGACCGACTTTACTGCCGTACGTTCCTTTACCTTTAGGCATATCTATTTCCTCTTCTTTGCAGTTTTAGCCGCTCGTTTAAAATTGGCTTTTGTGGGGGCACCCTTCGTGCCGGGTTTGCGCATTTTCTCGCCCGAGCCAGCGGCGATACGTTTCTTTTTCGCGTGGATATTCGCGTACAATCCGGGTTTCTTAGCCATTAACATTTCCACCTTTTTCTAGCCTGCCGCAGACGAGAGTTCGGGTCTTTCGCCGCTTTAGGGAACTGCTTCATTTGTCCGGCTGAGCGTGCGCAGTACGACTTGCGTCGCTTAGCGTCAGCGCTTCCCTTCTTGACCTTGCCTGTTACAGCCGTCTTCAGCTTAGAGCCGGGGTTTGCTTTACGGTGTGCGGCCACGCCTTTCTTGGTCATGCCAGCGCCGTCTTTGGTTTTACGATAATTCCCACCCTTGCCGGTGGTTCGTCGTATTGGTTTGTCAGCCATTGTCTCTCCTAATCCGCTAGTGGGTTATCAAGTGCCCGCTGCAACTTTTTGGTTAAGCGGTCTTCAAGTTCTTTCATATCCGCTGCATTCTTGTCCTGAAGTGCTTTCATGTCAGCAGATTGGGACGTGCGAAGCTGCTCGCGTTTGGTTTCAAATCGTATCTCAGCGTCGTCGATCATCGTACGGACTTTTTCTTCCGTGTTTCTAACCGTGTCCTCAACTCGATCCGTTTGCTGCTCTATGCGCAGTATATCGTCCTTCAGGCCGTTCTTTATGTCTCGGGAGTACTCCACAGCCTCTTCGACTTTCTCAGCCATACCGGACACCTTGGCGTCCATGACATCCATAGCCTGTTGGTACTCGCCTAGATCAAGGTTTGCCACGGCTTCAACCTTTTGGTACATGAGGAAGCCCCCGTATAGAGTACCGACCATAGAGCTAATAAAAGCCAGAGCGAGACTAAGCTGAGCAATAGAAAACCGCAGCCCAAAAAGACGCATACGTTTGTCAGGTACGCTTTCAATCTTATCAAGTGCTTCACCTAAATCTTTATCTACCATCTTAATTTTCAAACTCCGTATCGTTCTGGAGCGCTCGTAGATTTTCTAGTTCCTTCTGTAGTTTTTGAATCTCTAAACGACGTTGCTGTAACTCAAGCTGATAAAGAGTATTACAGTTGATCCGCTCCTTGGGCTTGTCCAAGGGAATAACAATCCGCGCATACACGCCAACGTCGCGCCGCTCATTAAATGAGTGGTTTAAGTCGTAGGGGCTACCGACGTTGTTTAGTACGCCGGTTACGCCGAACTCTAGGTTTGTGCCACCGCCGATTGCGTTCTTACAATCTAAGTCACCCGCCCGAATAGAGTCAGACTGGTAACTGGTGGGACCGGTTGGTAGCTGCAAATTAAGCGAACTATTATCGGCCCACGCTGGCGCGGTGATACATAACGCCAGAGCAACCCTTTTAATCATGGTAGCTCCCCATCCGTGCGAGAGCATATCTTGGACGAAATAATTGCTCGGGCTGACTCGTTAGTGCGCAGCTTCGAGAGCGAGCATATGAACACCGCTCTACTTCTATCTTCGCGGCGAACAAACACCTCAAATGTTTTCTTGGAACCGTAAGGAACCTTCAAGATTTTGGAAGAGGAAGCAAAAGGCACAGGCTCCCACGCGGTGTCAAACACACCTATTTCATAGTAATCGACATCCTTCCGGGCGTTAAACATCGTCAGCTTCGCAGAAAACAGCCCATCAACGTACGACGGAACAAGGTTCGGGTACGTGGGCGTCATTTCGTGCGCAGCTACAGAGTTAGTCGTTAGAATGGCGCTTATTATGAAATACAAAATCCTCATTGGGCTATACACTCCGCTTGCACTACGGCGCGGTAGGTGCCGCCGGGAAACGCACGCCCGTAACCATACTCAGCAACAGAAGAGACCTTGAACCACGTGCTTCCTGCAATGGTAAGGTCGAACTCTGATGTGGCGTCGTAGGTAACTTTAGCGGCGTCATAAGCAGACATACCTGCGTCCGACACTTCGCCAGTGACAACGGTTCCTGTCCAGTTGACAACATCCGATAAACTCGGCGCAGTTGAAAACGAGGTTGGCGTCGTAATGCGAGCTAAGTAGTAGTTAGCTACCGCCACATCGAACCGGATAACAGGTTCGACACCGCCGTCTGTACTAACCGTACTTAGCTTGTCAGGCGCAGGGTTTCCGTAGACTCCGGCTACATCAGTGTTAATGATGCACTTAGACTGTACGTTGCCTTCGATTATAGTTTCTTCCGCGCTTACTGCGGACGCTAATAATATAGATGCTGCGATTATTGATTTTTTGACCATGGCTGTCCTCTCTTAGAACTCTAGTTTTTCGTACTGCGCGTCGACCATCTCTTCGTGCAGGAGTTGCTGAGCCAGCCCATTACGGAGTCCACGTGGATTCTCGGGCAATTTTGCGTCTACGAGTTGTGTGGTCTCTCTATAGGCTCCTCCGCTGATGCTTGTTGCGTAATATGAATACATGTTAACAGGTGTATTCATAGCACTGATTACAGTGTCCTGAGAAATAGTATTAGCCAGTGTCAGTGCGTTCTGTGACGCAGCTAATCCTTTCTCAAAATTGTCTCTTGTCGCTTTCTCTTTATCGGACTCGATAGTCTCATCCACCTCCTCTTCCTCGTAAAGCTCGGGGTTCGTGGCTTCTAAGGTGCCCAAAACGGCGTCGTCTGCCATCGGGTCGTACGGGTCTATGATTTTTTCCGCACTAAGGAACGTGGCTGGATCGACATAGCCGGGGCAGATAGGGTTCGACTGAGGGTTAAAGCACTCGTCAATCTGGTAGGTGTATACAAGCGTTGGCTCAACAACTTGTCCTTCGCCTTCCACCTCGATAGAACCATCCCCCCAACGACTTATGGGGATGTTATTGATTGCTATAAGTTTGTTGATCGTGTTTCCGGGCAACCCTGTCCAGTCGTCCGTTTCTCGGAAGATGTAGCCGTCGCCGTCAGCATCTTCGTTTTGAAGGTGCACCAGCATGGCAGCGTCTGGGTCTTTGACCGTGGTGTAACGGTAGATAACTCCGTTAATAGATAATCCGGGAGACGAAGGCACAAGGGTGCCCATGCTCCATGTGAAGCCGTTTACAGCAGCGTTGCCTGTCGTCCCGTATGTGAAAGGTTCACAGTAGGAGGAGAAAGGCCAAAACGCTAAGCACGCCACCAGCGCCCATAAGGGTCTTCGTGTCGTCATCGAGCACCTCCTTAATTTCCGCCCCCGGTTGTCTATCAGGGTCGGCTTCCCATGCGGCCTTGGCAGTAGCGCCAATCAAGCCTTCGTACGGGCAAGGAGTACCGGCATCCATCATAGCGTCGAAGACTCGTTTGTCCTGACACATGACAGACACAGCGGCGACTTTCATGCCCATGTCGTAGAGAGTTTTTGCATTTTTTAACTTTTCACAGTTCATGTCTCTGACGGTAGAACCCATCGAGAGACCGAGAATTTGAGTTTGCACAGCACCGGCTACACCGACGGTGCAAAGGTCCGAGTTGACGCCGCCGTTGAACTGGGGCGCTACAGCAGAGGGGGGCGGCGAGTTTACGTTTGTGGTGACTTCGCCGTTTGTTGTGACCGTACTGTTTGTCGTACTCTCGGTAACGATCACATCGGTAGCAGCTTCTTGAGAAGACGCAGCGCTTACTGGAAGCAAAAGAGCACAAAACAAAACAACGTTGAACCTAGAAAGTATCATTTCCTTAGCTCCACCAATCTATCGAGTTTCTCGTCCAACCGTTCAAGCCGGTCGAGAACACGGTTAATGTCGGCGTGTACCTCTGTTTTGGTAACGTACTCTTTTGCCAACTCCTCACGTGTGCGGTTAACAAGAATTTGGATGCGCTGAAGCTCAGCAACATAGTTGCGAAGGATAAATCCTATGACTCCGATCAGGGCTGTTAGCCCTCCACTCCACAACATGTCCATTTCCATCCGTCACTATTCCGCTGCTACTTCAACCTGACTAAGCGACTCTTCAAGCAGGCGGATAAACGCTTCCCGGCCAACGCTAAGTTGGTCCACGTTAAACCGAGCATTCGATATTTTGCGCTCTAAGTCCTGCAAGTGGTTAACCATGGCCACCTGTTGTTCAGTTAGGTCTTCAAGATTATGTGTTTGGTCGTTAACAGTAATGGTTTTCTTTTCATCTTTAGCCATTATGGTTCTCCGAAATTAAAGGTTACTCAGCAGCCCAAGGGGTGCCGTTTGCTTCAGCAGTTTTACGTGCCAATTGTGCTTCTACTTTGCTGGTGCGGTTCGCAGCGATGCGAGCTTTTGCTTCATCGGCTGTTTCTTCACCTTCGATCAAACTAGCGCACACCCAACCTAAGACGGTTTCTTCCGTCAAATCATCGTAAGCTACAAAACCAGCAGCGTCGGCATCTGGTTCAAGCCGCAGTTTTCCGGCCTCAGTAGCGGTGCACTCAGGTAAAGTTTCATCCGCAGCAACACATTGCCAGTAAACTAAATTGACGCCGCCGGTAGCGACATCTCTTTTCATGTCCGAAACGGACCAAGTTACAGTTATAGCCATCGGTGTGTCCTCCTATCAGGCTGGTTGATCCGGCCAGACAACATCGTCTGGCGAAGAATAAGTGTTTGTTATATCTCTTAGGGCTTGGCGGTATGCTGCGCGTTCGTCAGTCATGGTCAGATCGGTACTTCCCCACCAATCGGTCTCAGCGATTTTGAGGTTCCGCAGGCGACGCACTTCTGTCCACTTGTGGTTGTCCGAAACTTGCGTTGCGTCTGCTTCGGTCATGCCGTCAACGACCGTCCAAAAAGCAGCGCCGCTGCCGTCGTACCCTTCAGGTATTAACGACAAGGGGTCAACGGCGAAGTTAAAATCTCCGAAGTTCCAATCCCATGTAATGTGTGAAAAATTCATTACCAAGTTTCCCCCGCCGGTGAGTTAGAAAGAAACGAATCGGTTTCGAGGTTGTAGCAGAAAGCGCCGCCTCTAACTTTTGTTAACCCCGATGGTTCGGTCGACTGCTGAATTAACGGGCCGTCGTTGTACCAAGCGCAGGCGTCGGTGCTTGTAATAGCACCCCCTTGTCCTGCGATCCTCTTGATTTCTAAACCGCCCCAGTGCCTAGACCCTCGTACCCAAATTTCTTCTTGGCCCGCAGTTTGGTTTATTAGGAAAAGCACCCCGTGCGGCTCTCCGTTAACACAGTGGCATGAAAACCCGCTCAGTCTGTTTGGGTTAGACTGATACCACAATTCTAGGCGAAGCCAGTACAAACCGCCGTTCGCGTAGTTACTATCACCGTTGTACCAAATTAAATACTGGTGGTCGGAGTTTTGTGGTACGCCGCTGCCGCCGTTAAAATCAAAGATTTTGTAGTACTGCGTGGGGTATGGTGCGCTACCTCCTTGCGTACCACCTAAGCTAACCCAGCCATGATTTCCACCGTTCGTTGTGTGACCTTCGGCGGATGTACTGTACCCAAAACCTGACGGGCACCACTCGCCAGCGGTGTTAAGATTTCCGTCGGAGTAGACAGAGGTAAAACCTCCTGTGTGCCGAAGTCCTTCGGGTTGAAGTTTTAGAGCCATTATTTACCCTCCAATTCGTTAAGACGGGTTTCTAGTTCCGCGATCTTTTTGTGTGCGTCCTGCAACGCCGCCACTAGAACAGGCGTGATGCGTCCGTAATCCATAGACATCATCTCCGCGCCGTCAGGTGTGCCTGAGACAGCCTCGGGGCAAACCTCAAACATTTCCTGTGCAATAAAACCTTGAACCGTTCCGGCTTCTGGGCGCTCGATCCAAGTGTGCGTCACAGGGTTCATTGCCATGAGTTTTTCGGTGCCGCCGGTGAGTAGCTCGATGTTATCTTTTAGGCGACGGTCGGAAACCGTTAGGTAAGTAATCCCCGCAGCGTTTACATCGACAGAGCCAACAACTGTGGAACTGGTCCCATACCGCATTGCGATCATCTGACCGTAATTTGTGGTGCGTCTTAGTGACAGGGGGTCTCCGGCGCTACGCGTAGCTTGGATCAAGCCGTCATCGCGTAACGAAATACCGGATGAATTTTCTGCAAAACTTGTCCGGTTGATATGAACACAATCGCCACTAGCGTCAACAAACAGCATGTGGCTACGGTCAGTAGACTCAACGCGGAAGTCTTTATCGAAACCCGCTTCGTTAAAAGTGACTGCGTTCTCAAAAACTTGGTCTTGGTCTGGGTGTGTAAGCGAGTGGTATGGTAGCGGGTTGGCGTAATCTACCTCGTTTGATATTTCGGTATCACGAGCCATAAACAAAAAGTTAGCATCAGCACGAATAGACCAGCCATCATAGAAAATGCCGTTATTCATGCCTCCATTAGTGGCGCTCATTTTTAGAGCGATATACTCAACGCTATTGTAAGTAACCCTTACCAGTCTGGTAAAACTCTGTGGCGCACCTTCTCGCTTAAACCAAGCGACGGTGGACGTGTACACGGCAGAAGCCCAAACCTGCGCCCTAGCAGGACCATTGCCAGAACCTGAATTACCTCGATGCGCTACAAACGTGCCTTCCATAGCCGCGCCAGCGGCGGCAGAACCACTGTTATACGGCACGAGTAATAGATAGCCAGCATAAACGCCGTCACTAACGCCGCGATGATTAATAAACTTGCCACGATAAATTTTCCTTGATGCCCCATGATCCTGCGCAATGTCACCGGCGACGTTTAGCACACTTCCTGTGTCTAAGCTGGTGCCGATGTTTACGTGATTAGCGCCAGCATCCACAAACAACATATGAGTGTTGCTGTTGGATTCAACGCGGAAGTCAACGTCGTTGCTGTCTTCGTTAACAATGGTTGAATAACCGTCTACAGTGGGCTGGATGTTTACGTCTCCTGAACCACCCGCCTGAAGGTATAAGTTGTCCCCAGCGTTATTGGTGCGAAGAACTGTCCCCGAGTTGTTATGGAAAAGGCTACCTGACCGAGTGTCATCCGAACGAAAGACCTTTAAGTGGGACTCGTTAGCAATGTGCAGGTGCTTAGAAACAGCCATAGACGAGCGAGAGGCGGCGTTGCCATTGAAATGCGTATCGCTTAGAACAGCATTCAACCCTGTTGGTTCAGAACCTGCAACGGGGGTGATAATACTGCTGGAGTTTGAGTAGACACCAAAGTTTCCAGCGTATTGCGTTAACGCCCCCGCCTGCACCCAAATTTCGAGTGTTGTGTTGTTTACTATACGGGTGGCGATTTTTTCAATGTGCGGAGTGTTGTAGTACTGGTAGTTTTCACAGTTAATACTGTGTTTAAACCCATAACCCGCCATAGTAATTGTAAACTCACCCTCAAAGTGCGTGTTATCGCCCCCGTGATGCAGTCTAAGTTTGACTATTTGCGAAGATGCGTCCGCGTGACTATAAATCTTATACCAGCGCTGGGGGTCGTTTAGAGGTCGAGTAATGTACGTAGAATGGTTATATACGATCCCGCTGACCGTTCTACCGTTTTGGAGAATCTGACCGTCTACATCTAAAGCGTAGCTAGCGTGAGGTACTTTACCGATGCCAACGCCGTTAGTGCCGGCATCAACAAACAGCATATTAGCGTTACCGTCTGACTTAACAGTAAAGTCTGCGTCATGTCCGCCGGAGTTAAAAACAATGTCTTTATTGTTGTATATCGCAAATTCATTGCTGTTGCCAAAATACATATTGGCCCCAACATCCATACGGACAACTTTCCGTTCACCGCCGCCTGCGTCGATTATAATACCGCTGTCTCTGTTACCGCCGCTACCGTCGATAAAAACGTAAGGGTCTTCTTGGCTGTCGGCGATATGAAGCGACCTAGATGGGTCTGAACTACCAAGTCCGACGCGGCCAGTTTCGCCTTCTACAAACAACGCGTGGGTTTTATCGTCAGTTTCGACACGGAAATCATGATCTATTCCCCCTTCGTTTACTACAGTATGCAGAGCGTCCTGCACCATAACCATGCTTTCGTCGCTGTCGAATAAAGTAGTCCACGTACCGCTTGTTTGCGCGGTAGTTTTAGAAGTGCTCCAATCATGCCCGGAATGTTTGGTAATGTTCACCATCCCTTGCAGGTAATCAACTACTTCGAGCCAAACTTCGATGTTGGCGCTGTTGTCATCTGTAACAACCTTTATCCGACAATCGTTGCCGCTAATAATGCGCCCAAACCGGCGTGCATGGCCACGGACGACACCGCTGCGCTGCT